TCCCAACTGAAGTAATCATTGGCCAGATGGGCCATACCGGAGCACCAATGAAGTATGAAGTCACAATATTGAAAGTGGTATGACCTGAGAATATAAAGTCATTGCACCGTGCTAAAACACCACCCTTGCATTCTCTCCCGGGTGGGGCTGGCAAAGTTGTTACATAGGTTGTCAACAACCTGAAAAAGTACATAACAATTAGGAATGTCAAATAGGAATTAATCTTTGGGGATTCCCAACCAGGTAATTTCCACACGAGCATTAAGGCTGTCAGAACAAGCTGAACATCATTCGTCTTGTCAGGAGCCTTTGGTAAAACCTCGTGACCAACATCATAAATTTCCTTATCAACAACTCTCCCACTTGTGAAACGCATAACAGTCAAGATGAAAATTAAGAAAAATCCGAGTGAATACGTTTTCGACTTGTTGGTTGTTGCAATTCCTCCCAATACAAAAGAAAGTCCTATGAGACCTCCACCCAATTTATCAATCATCTAATATAATCTAACAATTTTTCCAAAATTTTGTCCAAACATTTCCCTAGTTTCATCTTGAAAATACTAGATAAAATGAGAAACCTTATAAAACTGCTCATATCTAGAGCACTACGTATTGACATATATGTACCACACAGATGCTTTGCTGAAAGGTACAAGATACCAGATAATGATATTTGCGATTGTATTGACGTGTGCAAATATAATTCTCCAAACGCTGTTTATCAGCCTCTCAATATTTACATAGTGGGTCCCCACCCTATGACTGCACAACCCAGCCTCTTGCCAGCGTGACCAGTCGGGTCTCCACTCGACCCGAGGTCATCTTCACCCTCGTGCAAAATAAGAGATCTACCAACAACACCCTTTTTACCAGTCAACGAAATCTTTTTGGTTCTGATATTTACCAAACCATTACGGATATTCCCAAGATCGCCTGCGTGACTCAACTTGTCGTGAAGTCCTCCGTGAGGGTTTCCGTCGGGGTTAAAATGACTCCCAGCCTTTGAACATTCCGGGTGACCAAATTCGTGAATATGGAAGCCGTGCTTACCAGTTGGCAGTCCCTGAAGCTTCCCCTTTATTGTCATATATTGAGGTCCCTGGATAAAGTCAATCTCGGAACCCTTAAGACTCCCCTGAAAAACAGCTTTCGCCCGCATAGCAATATCTTAGAATAGTTGAATATTTTAAGATATTGAGTTTTTAACTCTCTATGTATGGTCAGTTGCTAAGCAACTGGTAATTTAGTTGGAGAATGCCAGACCACCCATACCGGACTGGATGCGGAGCACGTTGTAGTTGGTGGCGAACATGTGCATTGTGGTGTTGTCTGGGGCGGTCTTGAGGGTGACGGACACCTGAGCGTTGTCAATACGCGAGAAGTTGCAAGTGCCGGTTGGCTGGTGCTCCTCTGGCTTCAGAGCGAAAGAATAGGCATACACACCTGGGTAGGGGTTGCCGGAGTGGTGGTTGTATGGCTGCACCTGGTTGAAGTACTTGCCGTTCTGCTCCTTGAAGCGGTCCTGGCCGTTAAGCACAAGCTTGAAGCTGGACAGGGGACCAACCGAAGCAGTGGCCGAAGGGACGCCATCCTCGAGCCAGGAGGTGGTAGACACGTTGGCAACGGCTGCACCACCAACTGACACCTGAGGGGAGCCGGCTTGCGAAGTGGCGAAGAAGGACACCAGGTTTGCACCAGTCTCAGCAGCCTGACGAGTGATTGCCAGGTCTGGGTTGGACTCAACCACAACATCATCCACTGCGGCGTTAGAGCAGAAGTTCCACATCTGGGCGTTGGAGCCACCGGCGTTGAAGCACCACACCAGCTCCTTCACTGGGTGGTTGTAGGACAGACGCACCTGCTTGGCGGAGCCGCTGGCCACGGTATCGGTACCAGTGTGCTGCACCTGCTCGATAAGGTACTCATGACCCTTCTGGGCGAAGCGGCGACGCTCCTCTGTGTCAAGGTAGACGTAGTTACCCCACACCTTGGGGGTGTTGGTGCTGAAGTAGGAGCTGTAGTTGGAAGCCAGGTCGATGTCCAGGCGCACCTCGTGGTACTGCAGGGCGATGAGTGGCAGGTAGAGGCCTGGGTTGCGGTTGAAGAAGAAGATCAGTGGCAGGTACACCTTGTCTGCGGCACCGGTTGGGTTGGTGGTCATCTTGCCCCACTGAGCCTTCTTGGCCTCATCGAGGCACAGCTCGGAATACAGACGCCACCACTTCTGGTAGTGCTTGTCGATACGCTGGCCACCGATGGACAGCTCGATATCAGCCACGGCACGCTCAGCCACCCAGCAAGCATCAAGAGCGGCGTTGGTGTGAGTAGCGAGACTTGCGGCGGTTGTGATCTCCAGGTACATATCACCGATAAGGTCACCGTTGCGGGCCACGGTCACGGAGAGGCGACCGCTGTCGCCTGCAGAGCCGTTCACGGTCTGCTCGATGTTCTCCATGGCAAAGTTGGTGTGACGCTTGTACACCGCCTGGAAGAAGGTAACCTTGGGGTTACCGGTAAGGAATACATCCTGAGCACCATAAGCTACGAGCTGCATAAGACCACCTGCCATTGTTGTTATACCTTACACCAAGAAAATATTTTTGGGTTGGTCACACGCACCTATTCATCGTCCTCCTCCTCATCTTCCTCCCAGTCCTCAGCCTCCTTCCTGAGTTTCATGTTATCCTCAGATAGGTCGGCGATCATCTTGAGATATCTCATCGTTTCCTTGTTGTATTTCTCGACGAGAGATTTGTACTTTCTCTTGAGATTATTTATGTGTTCCTGAGGTGATGCGGATACCACGGGAATCATCCCTTGAGTATCACATGGGTATTCGACGGTCATATCCTTGTTAGGGTTGACCTCGGCAATTTTTTCAACAAGTTTCTTATAAATCCCGTCTGGGATATTCTCCTTGCCTTCAAATACTAGCTGCATAATTTCATCCATTTGTTCCAAGTGCTTTGCACTTATCCTTACCACACCAACGCGTCAAACTTTTATGTATTTTTCCTTCAGGAAAGGTAAATGACTGAGATTGAGAACGATCCCGAGATTGAGTCAGATGAGGAGGAGGGTGAGGATATCCTTATGTCAGATGAGGAGGAAGATGAGGAGGAGTACGCGGCTGATATGTATGATATGTTAAGCTCTTTCCTGACGTCGGAAGATGATAATGTTTGCACGGCTATGATGAAGGTTGCAAAGCAGTTAGAGACACAGAACAAGATTATGGTTAAGGTACTAACCCAGCTGACGCAGATTGCACAGAAAGGGTCTTAGAAAAATATATCCATATATTACTAGCTAAATGGAAGTGCACTACATAAACCAAGACAGTGATCAGAATGAGTCTCGACTGGAGATTCTCAAAAACCAGATACAGAGTTTGGACTCTGAGAATCTTACCGCACTCATAGAACAATTGGAACAGCAATGGTGTCTCGATTGTCGCGGTGATACACATATACCCTTCAAGATTGGGTTTGAACAGTTTTTCCGTCAGGATGAACTTGACGAGAATCGTATGCCTAAGAGTATAGATATTGAGAGGGTCTCTGCTCAAAATATCAGGCAGCAGAGGATGCTCGGTGAGTGTTATCACCGGTCTGTTGCTCTGGGTGTTTTTGATGAAGATTCATTGGACATTAACAGTTCTGAGATGAAGATTTCTTCGCGAATCAATCGTCTCATTGATATGGCTGATGACGCATATGAAACTGTATTCCGGTATGCTCGACAGTTTGAACGTATCAACCATCCAACCTATGAACCTGTCAATCCTGATTCTGATCACTCTCTCTTTCGTTGCACTACTATGGATCTTGAAGAAATCAGCCCGTATCAGCAACTCCTTTTGGCACTTCTAAACGAGACGTACATCAACAACATTCGTCGATACAAGGGTCAGTGCTGTAAGCAGATCACTACTATTGAAAATTACCACACGCGGGCGTGGAAGCCTATTATGACCATTGCGGATTTTGTGTATTCGGTTGCTCAGAAGGAGAACAGGTTTGCCGTCTGGAAGAACCTGACAGCGAGGGCTTCGAGTGCTCGCGACGCAATCAAGCATCTTTCTGATTGTAAGGATATGCAGTTTCCTGAGATTGTCAAGAATCGTAATGTGTGGTCTTTCAAGAATGGTCTATTTGTTGGAAAGGAGTGGGATACCAAGATTGGCAAGTATACTTGTAAGTTCTACCCCTATGACGGCAATCAATATCGCTGCCTGGAGCCAACCATTGTGAGTGCCAAGTTTTTCGATAAGCAGTTTGACGCCTTTGATCATATCGAGGATTGGTATGATATCCCAACTCCAAACTTTCAGACGGTTATGGACTATCAGAAGTTTGAACCTGATGTCTGTAAATGGATGTATGTGATGGGTGGAAGGCTCTGCTTTGATGTTGGTGATATTGATAGCTGGCAGATTATCCCATTCCTCAAGGGTATTGCTAGGTCTGGTAAGTCTACTCTGATTACCAAGGTTTTCAAAAAGTTTTACGACAATGAAGATGTTCGTACACTTTCAAACAATATTGAGCGAAAGTTTGGTCTCTCAAGTATCTACGATGGCTTCATGTTCATTGCACCAGAGGTGAAGGGCGATCTCTGTCTGGAACAGGCCGAGTTCCAGTCTCTGGTCAGCGGTGAAGATGTTTCGATTGCAGTCAAGCACGAGAAGGCCAAGTCTGTCGAGTGGAAGACACCTGGTATCCTAGGTGGCAATGAGGTTCCAAACTGGAAGGATAACTCTGGGAGTGTACTGCGTCGCTTGCTTCCTTGGAACTTTGCCAAGCAGGTCAAAGAGGCTGATCCACAGCTTGAGGACCGCTTGGAGGATGAGATTCCAATCATTCTTTTGAAGTGCGTCAGGGCGTATCTTGACTATGCTCAGAAGTATACCAATCATGATATCTGGAATGTTGTTCCTAAATACTTCAAGACAATCCAGACACAGGTTGCAATGGTAACCAACAGTTTGCAGAACTTCCTGGCTTCGGAGAAGGTCAAATATGGCAAGGAAATGTTCTGTCCTCAGAAGTTGTTCACACAGATTTTCAATCAGCATTGTCAGGAGAACAATCTTGGAAAGTTCAAGTTCAATCCAGATTTCTATGCTGGTCCATTCAGCACGAGGGATTTGGAGGTGCGTGTGGAAGCTATCACTTACCAGGGACGTGCCTACCCACCACAACCAGTGTTGTTTGGGTGCGATGTGGTTGATGAATCTGCAAACTTTGGTGATGATTACTAAAATATTGTGATATACTAAATGGCTAGGAGGGAGTCGCCTCCTATAAATTTTAACGCACTGTTGAACAACAGTAACAGTAACAACAACAACAACAATTTTAACCTGAATCAGGTTCTGCGTAATATAGCAAATAACAACAATGACACAATTCGTGCAACACCTCTTTATCCAACGCTCTACAGTATTATGGTGGATAGTGGAGATAAACTCAATTTATCAGCCATATTTAAAGGCCCAAAGAATGCGGAAATCGTGCCAGGTGGTTTGAAGATTGAGGTTCTCAAGATTATCGCGAGAGCTGGACGTTTCCAAAAGGTTAGGGAAGCCACCAAGGAATATGGCATTGTTGGTGGTTCTAAGAACACAACCATAGATGCACTTGAATTCAAGATTCGCGTTTCAAAGGGTGGTGAAGAAAAGGGTGGAATCGTTAGAGTGTACAAGAATGGTAAGATGACAGTCTCTTGTGGTTATGTTGGGATTGATTATGCTCGCAATATGGGGAGGCAGCTTTCAGAGCAACCCAATACCGTGAGAAGACATATAGTAAACAAGTACCTTGGCAATAATGCTATAGGTTTGGGTATTATCCCATACACATTTACAAATCTGTCGGGACAGTTCAGGGTCAACAGTGCGGTCAATCCAGAAAGGATAACAAGAGCTATGGTTCCGGGTGCAACTGATATAATCTACAACCCCGAGATCTCTGCAATGCTTAAAGTGAAGTATCCCACTTGGCAAATGAGTATATCAGTGTCTGGTCACTTCCAGATTATGGGTGTAAAGTCAGCTCCTGCGTTGATGGAAGCCTACAGAACTGCTCTGGATGTCATTGACCGTATGATTGGTACTAGAGCGTTAAAAGGAGCAGTAGGTCGTAAACCCGTATCTCCTCGCAAAACAAAAGCTTCAAAAACGAAAACAAATAAGCCTGCTCCGGAAGTAACGCGTAGAGGTACAACGTGCCCAAAAGGCCATCGTCCTGAGCCGTATAGTTTCCAGGGAAAATGCCCCAAATCTGAACATTATGTCCGCCCCAATCCACAGGGGCAGCCATGCTGTTATAGGATTCCAAGATCTCTAAAGTATTCAGCAAACAAGGTGAGGGCTGTGTACAACAGGGCTGGCGTAAAGGTTCCAGCAAATGTTAGGAGAATATTTGGGTTTGGTCAGAACACCAATAACAGACCTAACAATGTGACAAGTGCGAATCTTACTATAACAGTGCGTAATGACCCTAAGTCTGGTTTTATGATTGGTAGTCGTCAGGCCAAGCGTTATACCCGCGAAGGTCTCCACAACATTGCAAAGCGTATGAAGATTGCTGGTGTTGATGGCAAGATGACCAAGGATAACCTTATCAATGCAATCAAAGAGTCCAACAGGGCTAAGAATGTCACCCTTAATGGTGCAAATCTTAGATATGGTGGCAAGGTTCTCAAGATTCGCGGAAGAATGATTGGCAAGAGGGTCTGCGACACCTTCAAGAGGGATGATATCCGTGCAATTGCCAGGGGTCTTGGTCTCAACATAGACCCATCACTCAAAAAGAGTGAGATGTGTGACGCAATCCAGAGATTTGCAAACAACAACAATTAAGGGAGAGAATCTATTTTATATTAAATGGAGGATATCAAGGCTCGCCTAGAGCTTGGCAAATCTAAATATGGTCACGGTGTTCGGGTTAATATGGATACCACAACCTGGGGAACGCCTAAGAATTCCTGGATGGAGATGGCAAAGGAGGAATTCTTAGATGCCTTGGTCTATGTTACGGCGGATTATATTGTAAAGGGTCGCAAGGAAACTTCTATGTCCAATATGGAGGCTTATTACATTAGTGATTTAGAAACAACACCGGAGGATGATAATAACCTCATATTGTATATTCTCGAGAACAAACAGGATATGGAGGCTTGTAGTCACAAGACTCTATTGTTCACGCTGTTTAGCATACTAGAAACTTGTTGATTTGTTTGTCTGGTTCGGAAACCTGTTTGATGTGTATGGTGTGATAGGCAAAGTTATAGCCCTTGAATCGTTCCTTTATTTGTTGGGAGAGAGCAATCGATTCCATCTTCCTGGAACGCTTGAAGCAGGCAGACTCCTTTTCCATACCCAAGAACTGGTCCTCCATCTGTGCAAACTCCATAAGAGACTGCTCCGAAACACCTTCGGATTTCATCTTTTCAAAGAGTTCTTTAGATTTGCCACCACTTATATGGAAGTACTTTGACTCATATCCGCCAGCTTTGACTTCATGGCTTGGCTTTGACCAGAGGGTGAACACCAGAAACAATAGCATCAAGAATACCCACATACTTACTTATTCTCCAACAATTTTAAAATATCCTCAACCTTCCAACAAATGTTGTAGAGTTCGTCAACCGATTTAACCTTTGAGGGATCGATAATCTCCAATTCAACCTGAAAGACGGCTTCATCCTCTGAATCAGGGTCAAACGAACCTCCACCAGTCACAACGGACATATCGATTGTTAGGTTCTTCCTGATGAATGACCACCGCTTGCGGGTTTTCTGATCAGCTTCACCAGGCACCTCAGGATTCTTGATGGGAGTCTCGGTTGCAACTCCAAAGCGGACATCAAATGGCTTGTTTTCCAAATGGATATCAACCTTTTGAATCTTCTTCTTGGTTACGGCGATGCAGTCATCCGAATCACCTTCAAAGATGAAACGCCGGTTACCATCATAGAAGATATCAACCTCAGACTCCTTCGTACTTTCCCAACCCTGGTACCTTTTCAGGCAGTTGAGGATTCGGTGAAATTCGTCATACCCAACATTGGTATCAAATGCTCCACCCTTTGTACTGTTTTTACCAAGTCTGAGTTCGAATTCGACATGTTTTTGGTTCTTGTACTTGTCAAACTCAGACTTGATGGACTCAAAAGCTGTGTTCATTTTGGTTAAATAATATACGTCTCTTACTTTTAAATGGAAAACTTGGGAAACACCTGCTACTTCAACAGTGCACTTCAGGCACTCTTACAAGTACCAAGTTTATCCAATTTCTTTATACTCAGAGAGTATAAAGGAGATTGTAAGTTTACGAAAGCCTATCAACAATTGGTCCGAGACCAGTGGATGGTTAAGGTGTTTCCAGTTGATACTCGACCCATCTTGGGACATTTTCAGACAAAATTTAAGAATTTTGTTTTGGGTGAACAACATGATGCTCAAGAGGCATTTGTATGTATGATTGATATTCTTGATGAAAGTATTCCAATTGTTAAAAAAATTTTTTATGGAAAAAAAGTTCAAGAAGTTGTTTACCCAAAAGGAAAAACAAAAAAGTTTGACAATTTTAGTGTGAACATTCTGTTTCCGACAAAACCTTCTCAAAGTATTTTGGAACTTATCGAAACTGGTCAACAATGGCAAGCTTTGGAGAAATATAAAGATGATGATGGTCAGATGTGGGAAGCCTCGGCAACTCGTAGTATGTTATGGGAACTCCCCAAAACCCTGGCATTCACACTTGGTATCAAGGCACCTATAAAGCTTGATGACACACTTGATATGAAGGAGTACCTGCACCCAGAATCACCTGAAACGAATACAAAGTATGCTTTGATGGCATCTTGTGTTCATCAGGGAAGAGCAGTTGCACGCAACTGGGAATCGTCGGGACACTATATAGCTTATACCAAGCACAGTGGGCAATGGTGGGTGAAAAACGATGCATTTATCAAAAAAATTGATTCAATTCCATTACACGCAAATCACTATCTATTTATTTACAAACAGCTTCCCAACCATCCTTAGCAATCCTCTCCATTAGACGTATAGTCATCCCCCAACTCGCCCCACTATGACCGTGTCCATGAGCTTCGGCAGTGCCGCTAATTTTAGTAAGGATGGGATGTTCCGAAAACATAAATCCTTTGTGCTTGTGGGGATCAAAATTTTTAAAAAATTCCCAACCTCCATCAATATTTGAAATTATTTGAAAAGTTTCTTCAAAAACTTTTCTTTCAAAATCATCCTCGACAAAGTTAAACTTTCCTGGGGAACTCATTGAGTTGGATATCCTCTCGGATATTCTCCAAAGTTTTGTAGAAAGTCCTACGGTTGTTTGGGTGGTGCTTGTCTGTTCTTACTCCAATAGGAACCCATTTCCTTATGTGAGGAATATACTTACACTCTACGATGGTGTCATCAGGATACTCCTCGTCGATGTCACACTCGTAGACAAGCAGACCCTTTTCCTGCACGTATAGACGCTTACCCTTTACTTGAAAGTCAATTGTATTCTTATCCCGCGGCTTCCATTTGAAAAGAGTGTCGTGTGTCCCAACTCGAACTGGGTCCTTGTTAGGTGTGAACACAAGTCCGTCAGTCTCATAGAGAAACTCGTGACTCAGAAGGTTGTCAAGGTTTTCAAGATTCCAAAACTTTTTCACATAGATATTCTTGACCGGGTCCTTTGCAGTCCGTAAGATGCCCGTGGCGAACTTGTTGCACACCCCAAGGCGGTGTTCAAGAATGAGTCCACAAATATGCTCACCAGAAACCATCACACCATCATAGATAACAAAGTTCCAGGTGCCATCCTTGAGTTTAATGAGTTCGCCATCCAGAAAGGTGCCCTTATAGGCAGTCCTAGGTATGTTAAGAGACAATAGATACATATCAAGAGCCCTGTTGACCAACATACACATCTTCTTGCCTTCAAACATAAAACAGATTAAACCATAACGAGTCCCGTCAGTCTTTTCACAAACAAAGTATTGATTCTGTTTGAGCAAAGGGAGGTGCCTGCGAGCTATAGAAGTTGGCTGCGGACCAGGGAAAATTGGGGGAGCTTGACCATTGCGGAGAGTTCCCCAGGTGGTGTGGATGAATAGATTAGCCTGTTGATGAAGGTGTGTATCCTTCTTGACCTTCCAGACATCAGCGTCGATAAACGACACCTTCTCAAAGAGACTGTTCATTTTGATTTACTAAACAATGACTCAAAACTTTAAGGACCATTTCAGACAAGTTTTTTTACTTGAGTGACACCCCAGCAGCCTCTAGGATGTTGGATAGACACTCATGAGGGTATGTCACAGTCAATTTGGCACCGGTATAGGCATACACCTTGACACCATTTGTCTTGAGACGGTCAAACATTTCATCAAATTTGAGTGGCAATGTGATACCTGGGGACTTATTGTTCTTCAAAGCCTTGTGCATCTGAGGACCCTTGAAAACCCAACTCTTTGGGTCAGTCTTGACAACCTTATAAATGCTGTCCTCAACCTTATTACCAATTTCAGTATCAAAATTGAGTCCCATTTGTTCAACGGGTTCCTCCGAAACATTGAGAACCTTCACTTTGAACATATTCCAATCAATACCCTCCGAAGCGGCTGGGAACACAAGACAATCATAATTGTCGAAAATCTTCAAGAGTGAGTCGTTATCCACATGGATACCAAACTCGATAAAAAACAGCTTGTCACATTCCTTCATCTTTGTCTTTATGATGTCATTCTTGGCGTGTACATCATCATTCACATATGAAATCTCGTGCTGAACACCCCTCTCAAGGCACAATATATTCAGACGCAGCATAGTATGAAGGGTCTTGACGTGGCATGACTTGCTTCGAATAACAATAATAGTATTCAACTTCATTATGAACTTAACAAGCCTTTACCTTAAGCCTATCGTTCATACAGGCACTGAACGGGAGATTACCCACGTGTCCAAGAGTTGTATTTATGTCGGCAAAAATCTTGCCACCCGTCTGTTGGTACCTGCGACAGAATGCGTAATCCTCTGATAGGTAACGCTTTGACTCGGGGTCAATCATACAATCGAAGCAGGCGTGGTAATGATCAAAGTCGCGGTTCTGATGATCATTCTTACACCAAAGTTCTGGAAACTTTTCTTCAAGATTCTTGAAAACTTCCCTCTTAATCATCATAAACCCAGTGGGCCCATCAAGAATCTCGATGAAACCATTTACAACTGGACGATTGGCCGCCCCAAAGTTGACAACCAATGAAGATGCCATCTTGGCTGGGTCACGCTGGTCACCATTCTGTACACAAGTCTTGGCCTGATCCCACATGACACACTTCTTGGGATAGCAGGCCACGGAAATGTCATGACCAGACTCAAGAAGGCGAACAACAGACTCGGGGTCAAAGTGAACGTCTGCATCAATAAACATAAAGTAGTCGGCGTCAGTCTTTTGTATAAATCGACCAACCGAAACGTTGCGGGCACGGTGAACAAGACTCTCGTTTTCGGTGGTATCAATCATAAGTTGATGACCCTTCTGAATCATAAGAATCTGTAGGCGGAGGATACTAGTGAGGTAGGGCTCGAGGCAAAGACCTCCATAACAGGGTGTGGAGAGAAACAGCTTGACCATTTACACTTTTAACTAATATGCTGTTTAACTATGTTTTCTATTTTAGTCAGGGTTGGGGCTGAGATGTTGCACTTCCTGCAAACTTCCGACCTCGAAGTCGACTCACCAAGAACGTGAAGAATAACCGCAGAAGCAATACTGTTTGGGGTTTTTGACATAAGTGGAACACAATTCTCCAAACTTTTGCAAAACTTGATGCATTTCATCCGAGTTTTTCCATCGATACAACCAAATTCATTGAGCAATCTTCCAACAACATCAGCTGGGCGAGTAACTTTGGATTCCTTCTCACCCAAAAGAGCGTCTCGGATCATATTGGAAGTCCTGCTAATGTCCTTTGTTGGGATAGAAAACGCATCGGCAATCTCCTTTGTTGTTCTTGGGATATTGGCAATCTTACAGGCAAAGAGTACACAATTAGCCTTGATACCAGTTCGGATCGCACCACGTGTCAGCGTCTCGGAGTTGAACTTTTTGTATAGAACCTTGGCATTCTTGACAACACCCTGGGGGAGCTCGAGTACAGAAGTGGCAGCCCTTTCAATATCTTGATATGCGTGAAAGAGAGCACGGTCCCTGTGATTCATAGCGGAATGAAAGTTGATCTTGGCCATTCTTTTCATAGCGTAAGTGGACCCACGGTTCGCATGAATAACTGTACCAACACCCCATGATGATGAGAATAGATCCGGGTCTGCAATTATGTTTCCACAACGAGAAGGGTCGTTTGAAACACCATCTTCGCGGACACCACTGGTCCATTCGGGAGTGTCATCAACATACATACTATCAACAATACCACAACTTGTGCATGTGGGGAGATTTTCATAGCCGAAAACTTTTGTACCTCCACACTTGCAAATGAAATCGTTGTATCTTTCCGTTGTTACCGTAGAAGGCTTATGTATAGAAGCCTCAAAGTCAGCCCAAATATCTTCGTACATCCTGATAGATACTATCAGCTGGCACTATTTTAAAAACCTGGGAACGCGTTAGACAAAGTTTTTTTCATCAGCCTGACTCCTGACACGACACTCTATCGCATCAATAACATTCTTAAAGTGTCTCCCACCTGATGTTGACGGCTGCCACTCATTCCACTTTTGGTCAACTTCCATGTGGTCTGATATCCCCAACGTCCTTGGCGTTGTGCCTTCCTCCCCATCTGACACTACAAAGTCATCTTCCTCATACTGATCTTCTTCGTCTGATGCATCCTCTATATCAGAGTCATGGTCTTCTATAATCTCTCGATCCAACACAAACATATTCTTTCCGATGTTGGTCATATCTATGTCCGTTATGTCTATGATACCCGCATAGTGTTCTGTTATACTATCAAAGTTTACTCTTTCAACCGTCGCCTCGAATGAATAAACACAGGAACCCTTGTAGACCTTGGAGGTTGGGCTAAGATAGGTCACAACCAAGTTTATGTCATCGTTTCTAAGCACCTTTGCATAGAGTTCTTCCTCCACACCATCAAAGTCAACTAGAACCTTGATGACTTCGTGAGGGAAAATGTCCTGAGGGGTTATCATATTTAAGATTTGGCTACAAAAATATTCAGGGATAATATCATGAAGATCATTATTTATTCTAAGGATGGTTGTACTCTATGTGATAAGACCGTTGAGTTGTGCGACGAGTACAACCTTACCTATGAGAAACTGAACAAAGAAAAAGCCGAACTTGAAATAATTTGTGGCAAGAGAATTACAACATATCCACAGGTCTTCATCGACGGGAAACATATTGGTAATATATTTGACTTTGAGGAACATCTGTGTGGGCAGTCCAACGCCAAAGGCGGGACGCAACTGGGACGGGAGGAACCCCTCTTAGCCGAAAATCCAAACAGGTTTACAATATTCCCAATTAGACACCCAAACCTCTGGGCAATGTACAAGAAGGCTCAGATGTCAAATTGGACAGCCGAAGAAATTGACTTTAGCAAAGATCTCGATGATTGGAACGCGATGTCCGATAATGAGCAGAGATTTATCAAGTACATCTTGGCATTCTTTGCGGCTTCAGATGGAATTGTTTTCGAAAATCTCAGCATAAACTTTGCAAACGAAGTGCAGGTTCCAGAGGCTCGTTCATTCTACGCATATCAGCAGCATAATGAAATGGTTCACGGTGAGACTTATAGTTTACTGATTGACAAGTACGTTAAAGATCCAACTGAAAAGGACAAACTTTTCCGAGCTATTGAGACTATTGAATGTGTCAAGAGCAAAGCCGATTGGGCTATGAAGTGGTTTGATAACTCTCAACCATTTGCAAATCGTCTGGTCGCATTTGCATGCGTTGAGGGTATCTTCTTCTCCGGGAGTTTCTGTGCCATATTCTGGCTCAAGAAGCGTGGACTTATGCCAGGATTATCCTTCAGTAATGAACTAATCAGCCGCGATGAAGGACTTCACCAAGATTTTGCTGTTGAACTCTTTGGTATGCTCAATAACAAGGCGACCGAGGCAACAGTATCTCATATTGTCAATGAGGCTGTGACCATTGAGAAGCAATTCATCTTAGAGGCTCTCCCTTGCAAACTCATAGGAATGAGTTCTGAAAAGATGTCAACATATATTGAATACGTTTCTGATAGGCTTATGAAGCAACTTGGGTTTTCACCAATCTTCAACGCAGCAAATCCATTCGATTTTATGGAAAACATAGCATTGGATGGAAAGACAAACTTCTTTGAGAAGCGTGTTGGAGATTATGGGAAATTTGATGACAACTGCGAGAGTGTTAATTTTGACGAGGATTTCTAAAATGGGCACGCACCAGTTTTCTTGCGAGTTGTGCAGGTTCCTACAGTTGGCTGGAAAGAACCTCTCTCGTTAAACTCTTTGTCATATTGATAAAGTGAACAATTCCCACCAGATTTGAACACATATTGATTACAGCTTGTGCAAGCAACCTCAGTATTCAAATCGAGTGGCTCACCTTCCTTATCAAACACCTTATTATTCGTAATATCCGAACCTGGGAAGCGGCATTTCAATCCAACAACAGTTGGAGCGGTGGGGTCATCACTCGAGAGTGTTCCCTCCACCTTGACACCCTTTTCATACGCAAGGGGGTTCCACGTCTTTAGATTGAAAAGTGAACGATTCTCAAAAGCAACCTGGTACACCAAGAAGCCTGCATAGGCTAAAACTAAAAGTACCAATATAAACACAAACATCTATTATATGTTTAGATTTAATTCATAATGACCACACGGCTACCATCGGAGCAGCCGCAAGTCTTGTAGGTACCAGACTCCATAGCATCAGCCATATCCATGTCCATACCAAGAACCTTGCTCATCATAGTTGGTGGCTCCTGAACAACTGGCTCCATAACTGGCTCTGGCTCTGGCATTGGAGCGGTTGGAGGCTCCTCCTCCATAACTTCCTCACCCTCCATCTTCTCCCTCTTGATGTTCATCATACCCCACACCACCAGCATAAAGACTGCTGCGTGAAGGACAAGCCCAGTCATAGATGGGCAACCTGTTGGGGTTGCCACCCAAGAGCCGAGTAGGCGACGAACCAGCTTGAAGGTCTCTGGGTTGGCGACTATAAAGAACACCAGTGCGGAGATGATGGAGATCATAAGCTTCTCACACTTGAAGTCACACATTATTATACTTTCTCACCAGAAAAAAATACTTAAAGTCCAGGCACCATATATAACAAAAGCAGTACAATGGCTTCCATCCAGATTCAGACCGCTTCCAACTTTGATGCTTCCTCCGTGTCCTTCTCCAAGCTTCGCAAGAACAAGAATGGTGGCAAGTCGGTGTTTCTGAGTGGTTCCAGTGGCAAGAAGCTCTACATCCAGCTCCCGTATATGCGTGCTCCCTTTGGCCTGAGTGCGTTTACTGATGAAAACACTAAGAAGACATCCTATTCTCTTGACCTCTCGTTCGACAAGAACGATGAGAACCTGATGGACATTCAACAGCGTATCACCAAGCTTGATGAGGCGGTTATCAATGCAGTTGCTGAGAACTCTGTTGAGTGGCTCGGCAAGAAGTACAATATCTCTGTTCTCAAGGAGGCACTCTACAAGCCTCTTGTTCGTCCTGGTAAGGATGACTATCCTTCTACTATCAAGCTCAAGGTTATGACCGACCTCAAGACTGGCAACTTTGTTCCTGAGGTGTACAATTGTCGCCGCGAGAATGTTCCTCTTGATACTCTTGAGAAGGGTCAGAAGGTTCTTACCATCATCGAGATTAACCAGATTTGGTTCATTGACAACAAGTTTGGTGTGAGTGTGCGTCTCCAGCAGGGACTCTTTGAGGAGTCTAAGCGTCTGCCTTCCTTTGCCTTCCAGGGTATTGACCCGATGGGTGCAGAGGCTGAGGCTGAGGATGAGGAGCTAGTTGATGAGGAGTAAATTTTCTTGGTGAATTGTAAATGAGTAGTGCAGTCTACAACTACATTGAAAATGTAGCTGCGTTAAGTAACAATAAATATGAATACAAAACCCTAAAAAATAAAAAAGCCCTAGGTGATGAACTCATCAAAATTTTAAACAAATACAATTGCGAACCAGCCAAGGCTCTTTATAAGATGACAAATGGTTCCAATAGGTTTGGATTTCGTTTGATGAAGATTGTCTCGGAGGCCCCACTGCGTTTGGGGTATGAGAGTGGTCTCAAGGTTCGTGATGGGATTGGGATGATTGGTAAGGGTGCCTATGGTACCGTCTACATAGGTTGTATTGACAAGGCTTGTAAGAAGGAAGTTGCCATCAAGATGGCTTCAGATAATGAGACTCGCCTTGAGTACAACTTTATGAAAAGGTTTGAAGGTGTCTCACCGAATATTACGCACGCGTATTATTACAAGAAGTGTCCTAAACCAGTCAAGTCTGTTCTTTATCTTGAATATTATTCATTTGGTTCAGTCAAGAGACTTCTCGGCAAGTATGAGGACAAGCTCAGAAAGCTTCATGCTCGTGTGATACTCTTTCAAGTTATTTGGACACTTTCGGAACTCTACAAAAAGTTTCCATCATTCCGTCATAATGACCTTCACACAGATAATGTATTTGTTGATGACCGTGTGACTACAAAGGGTTCCATTTTATATGGCAACTTCTTGGTTCCTAATATCGGTATGAATGCCGTCATTGGTGATTTTGGTTTTGCAAATATGCAGGCTGATGGGTTTAGAAATCCAAAGGTTCAATCTGGTGAATTTACACGTGATTATGGTATAGCTGTAAACAGCGACTATCGCTATGATGTTCACTTCTTTTTGAATGATATTTATCAGGCATCAAAGAATCAGGGTGTTAAGAATTTTATAAAGAGGCACTTCCCAGTTGAATATCTCACAGGAACTTCAAAAGTGGTTGAAAACAACAGACTTAGATATGGGGTTGATCACTCGAAACTTCCGACTTTTGATCAACTTTTGGGCGACAAGATTTTCAGATTTTTCAGACCTCGTGGTAATACCGTGATACCACCCGTCAACATGTTTCCAAAGTCTGGCAATTCCCCAGTATCCCCAGTTCAGACTATGAGTCCCACGAAGAAGGTCGCCCTCCCAGCACCCAGAAAGGTTATTGCACGTCCATTGGCTCCAAACGCACCGGTTGTCAAGAAGACTTTCAATGCTGAGGCTATAAAGAAACGGCTGGCCAAGCCAGAAGTTCGCCCAGTTCCAAATGCACCTGCACCAAAGAGCAGAGTGGTCAAGCCACAAGTCAGCCCAAGCAAACTGAAGAAAACTCCTTCACCAAAGAAAAAGGTGCAGAAAGAGACGAAACTTCAGAAGCTCTTGAAGAACTCGCCATCAAGGGCAAAGCCTGTCGGGGTAAGATTAAACGCCCAAAAGGCTGGTGTTATACTCAATAAGAATGTAGTAAAGTTTATCAATGGCTCGTCGCGTGGTAAGAAGTGTGAATCTTTCAAAAAGGATGAGGTGGTGGCAAAGGCTAGGAGGTTGGGAATCATAGGAGTGGAAAAGCTCAGCAAGCAAAAAATATGTGTTATGATTAAGAATGCTCTGGCTTAATATCCTCCTCGCTCTTGCAGTTATTTATGTTCTTTTCGGCACAACATCCAAGATTAGTGCGTCTGCTGATGCGGGGTGGACTGTTTACGGCACCAACGGCTGTGGTTGGACCCGTAAGCAGCTTGCACACCTTGATAAGAAGGGTATCAGCTACAATTATGTCGAGTGCGACAAGGAGGATTGCGGTGGTATCAGTGCGTTCCCAACTATGAAGCACTCAAATGGTGAGGTTGTCGTTGGTTTCCGTGAGCTGTAATTTAGCAGCACTTGAGCACGCTGAGACCAAGAGACAGCAGGAACGCATCCTTCAGTGAACCAACTGGCTTGAACACAGTCACGTGCTTGACGAGCCCCTGGTTCCACAGGAATCTAAGCAGGAAGGTGCTGATCAGCACCATAAGGGTAAATATGATGATGGCATTGAGAGCCTCTGTGCGATTCTTTGCCTGAACAATCTCCTTAAACATTTACTATTGGGAACTATTTTTTTTTCAATAATAATTGTAATGGTGTGCGTCTCAAACAGGACCAGACTCCCCCCATCGAGAAGTGCTCACCGCTATACATATGAACCCTGGGCTTCCCTGGGTCGTGTGTCAAACAACTGCTACGCCTATGCGGTTCACGATTTTGAAAAGTTTCGTTTCAACAAGGCTCAACCAGGTGAAAGAGTTGGGAGGAATAAGGGTATGCACGACTATCGAAAGTGTGGAAATCTCGGAATGCGTGTTGTTGCTGACAACCCCAAGAAGGTTTACAGGACCAAGGCATGTGCCACCTGCAAGCCTGGACATTACAAGATTATGATGTTTGTTGCACCAACCAACAAGTTTGGCAACTCCAATGGCGACTTTCATTTTTACAAGCAGCACAATGAGATTGAATACAAAATCAAGTCCGGTGACACTTATAAAAAGATTGCTGCGTTCTTCAAGATTCCAGAGTCTAGAATAAAGAGTGCGGTCAAAAAGCAGATCGAGTCAAAGAAGCTGTCCCCTGGTAAAAAGATTGTATTCAAGGCAAATGTATGGAGCCACAAGCAGGGGTGGGGTGCTGGACCCCTGTTGACGGATGCGAGTGGTAAGGCTATCCTGAATCCAATCAAGTCTGACAAGAAGTACAGTTACAACTATAGCAAATATTGCAACTCATTCTGTGTCAAAAATCGTGGGATCAATGTCGGTATTGCTAACACCAATGTCATTAAGAAGCGACTGTAAATCCTGAAGCGTGTCGATATCAAAGTTGAGTTCTGTTAGACTGCTTGAAAAATCAAGAAAATCAAAATTGAGACCGTCAATAACATTTCTAATTGATTCACTTGGGAGTTCAGTAGTGGATGTTGTATCCGCCCTGGTATTTACAATCTTGAGTGAAATCTTGAAATGTGAGACGTCAAAAAGTTTCCTACATAGAGGGCACTGATTCGAGCCAGTTTCTTTGAGCCTATCAATGCATTGGATGTGAAATTCGTGTCCACAGGGAAGGACACGTCTCGTGTCTTTTGTAATCCTAGATAGGCAAATTGAGCAAGGGTCTTTATGTATGTGGCAATTGGGGCCGTTTTTACACCGATTGCCAGATACAGTGGTACCTGTACATCTATCGGCCATCTTACTACTGATGACCATCTTTTTTTACCTAGTACTACGCAACCTTCTTAGTTCATCTTCATAAGTTTGAATAGCACACTTGTACTTCTCTCGTAATTCATGTTGAATTTTCTGTTTAAATTTTAAGAGTTTATCATTCTTATGGACCTGTCTACAAACTGGACATTCATCAGACTGGACAAACCAATCAAGTATACATTCCAGATGAAATGCGTGACCGCAACGAAGCCGTTTTGTATTGGGTGAATTTGTGCTACGAACCTTTTCAAAACATATTGAACATTGTTGGGATAGGTGGCGGGTACAAAATGAATCCATTAATGTTACATTGCTACAACCGATATGGCAACACGTCATCTAATATGTGTTTGGGACTTTTAAGAGGGGCTTATCGCAGCTCTGGCAGTGGGGGGCACGGCCACCGGACTGCTGCATTGCCTGGATCTCATTCACAAGCTGTGGACCCTTCTGCTGAAGGAGCTTGCGGTAGCTGTAGTTGTCCGCAAGGGAGACGCCATTGCTGTTCATCACGTAGTCGTTAAGGAGCTGGGATGAGGTTGAGATTGTGAAGCACCTACCATCGGCCATACCAAGTCGCTGAGACATTTACTATCAAGCTAGAAATTAATTTGCATATTTGTCCTTGTGGGAATCCAAGACTCGAAACCATCCGCCTTTAGCTTCTTAATCCAAGAGTCAAGTTTGTACCCCATAAAAATATCAAAGCAGTCCTTTGTTGGTGCCTCCTGGACATAGATTGAAGGCTTCAAGTTCATATATCGGTTGATGCAATTGTAAGCAAATGCAATTTCCTTGAGGGTCTCAGCTCCAGTCACGATAATCTTACCTGTGCTGAAAATACTGGTTGTGACTTCCTTCATATCTTCGGCAGGCTTGAACTTTACCTTGACTGCGGAGTACCTATCGGGATCAAAAGAAACCTTGAAATTTTTATTGTTGCTAAAATGTTCTGCAATCTCAATAAGATTCAGAAATTTGTTGATGCTGAAGTTTGTGTTAATCATAACAATCCTGAAGTCTCCAGGTGAAATCTTTCTTTCAAGTTGCAAAACATTCTTGAGCAGATAAACAAGCTGCGTAATGATCCGTTTACAATCAAACAGATCACTGCAACCAGCAACCTGGATACTCCCATTGGGGAACACCTTGACGGACTTGGTGCTGTAAGCGTCCTGATAACCAAGAGTAACCTGATTGTAAAAGGTTGTTGGCTTGAGCTTCCACTCGAAACCCTCAGACTTGGAACCGCTCATCTTGAGTTTGACGGACCCGAGTTTCTCCATACGTTCACGGAACTTGTGAATGTCAACAGTATCCGATAAAGTTGAAATCATTGTTATCGTAGTAATCTTTACCCATGAAGGTCTGAACTGCTCAGGTATACCGTGTCTGAACTCATCAAGAGTCAGGATGTAGCTAAAGGTGTTGTTGGCAATCTGGGAATACATTGGCACTCCCAAGTGCTCGGCACTTGTTTTCTGTATATATAGCGGCTAGTACTTGGGACAATTTCAGACATCAAAATTATACAATTTCTCAAAATGTGAGGCTAGTTCTTCTTGTGAAACATTCGGGCTGTCTAGTATGTCTCCATCGAGCTTAAAGCTATCACTATTAAACTTGACATCATTTGCAATCATCAGAGTAAATTGATTCAATTTTAGCATCTCGTAGAATTCATCTCTCATATAGTCAATCTCTGACACCTTGACACCTTTCATATCAATTTTCTTCTTCATTTTTTTTGCTGTAGATTTGTCACTTAGACCAATTATACAAGTTCTCGACTTGACTCTCATATTCAACACTTTGTTGTTAAGGGTAATAAAATATAAACTCGTCATTATATTATTATATAATGCCAACTTTATTGCCTGGAAGTCCAAAAGCCCCCACTGTTCCAAAGAAAGGATTTGGTAAGTACAGTATCAAAGCGACGAGTCGAGTGATTGCCAAAAGCGGAAAAGACTATATCAAAATCAGGGGGTATGATGTTGATATGTCCATAGTTGAAAGGGTGGACAAGATTACAAAGACGAAGGCTAAAAATAATGATATGTTTCGCACAGAAACGGAAGTTGTGTTCCTGTTTAGACCCGTGCCATTCAAGGAAGGTACTATATTTTTACATTATGTTGACTGTGACAAGACTATTTTGGTGCCATAGTTCGAGCCAATAAAAATTCAAGAGTTTTTGGTGAAAGATTCAATGCACCAGGAGTTTTACTTACAATTCTTCTAAGTCTATTTTCACTCTGTACTACATTTCCATTTGGTGAGTTACGACCGGCTACTGCTCCTTGGCCGGTAAGATTACTAGCAACCTGAACTGGTATAGGCTTGGTACTTTTAAGATTAACATACTCACCAATGTTGTACATTGTAAGTTTTATACCCTGTCTAGCACCACCATCAACAATAAGAGGGGGATCTGTTTTTTCAAATAATTTTGAATAAAACATATAGGAAGCACACGCCATACCATCACCCGAGCAGAATGCTCTTGGATTTCTTTGTCTACGCTTTGATGCTAAATACATATATTGTAATCCATCACCCATAAACTTTCCAAATTCTATAAAACCCTTTGTGAATTTACCCCGTTTAGATTCCGCAACTTCAGTAGCTTTTGCTTCGCCAGACGAAGCTCCAATTGGTACTAATGAACCATTTACCTTTACAGTCAAAACCGGTTTACCAAGCAGATCTCTTGAATTTTTACTAATTGGGGGTAATTCAATTTTGCCAGAGTCAAGTACAAAGAAATTATTGTTTCGCCATGAAAATGAAATTGTAGTTGGTTCAACATCATACATGAGACCCACAGTTGGTTTACTTGATAAAATGTGTTGTATGTCATTTCTCAACATTCTTCTAACCATCGTATTACCTGGATCTAATAATACACCCAATGATATATATGGATATAAGAAATAACCTCTGTTAGTCATAGATGTTTCAATAATTGTTGAAATAGGCTGACTTTCAGCTTCTTGGTCAATACCGGTGTATATTCTTATATTACCGTTTACCTTTGATACTACTAATTTGTCAATTGAATCTACATTTATAACATTCTTTACTTGTCTTGGAAATAATGTCTCAATATTTTTCTTAAAATTAGCTTCCCAACTGGCACCTATAATCTCCTTTGTAGGCTTTTTACTATTATTATCACGCATACTCCACAAACCTTCCGAAAATATCCTATTGCCATTGTAAAGTGAAAGAATATTATTCCTTATACCTTGAGGGACGTTTACATTTGTGAGACCATAAAATGTTTGAAAAAGTGGAGTAATTCTATTAGATGAAGCATAATCCTTTACAAAATTCAATACTGGTTTATCAATAATTTCTGTAACATAACCGGTAGTTAAAAATTGTGGAAAATTTACATCCTTTAAATATTTGTCATGGACACCGTCAAGATACATTAAAAATAACATATCAACAAGTTCTTCATCAGTTAGATTGCTAGAGTGATTTCTAGAATTACCAGTTCTAGATTTTGATAAATGTAACTTTACATCTTCAAAAAGTTTATCAACGTCTTTTTTATTAAATGTACTCACAAGTCGTGTAGCAAAAATCTTATTCATAATTGTATAAAGAACCGCCCATGGATATGCATCTCTTGAATTTTCACTTTCTTGGATTTTAGTATAAATATACATAAGTACTTCTTCCTTCGATGATAACTTATTAAATTCAATTAAGGAGGCAGTGATGGAATTTTTGGGTGTTGCTACATTACCCCTCCCCTTCACGCTTCCTCTTCCTTTTCCTCTGGGTGTGGGCTTTGGAGGAGATGGAGCATTTTTAGCTATATACGCAGCAAGTCTTACATTGGTGTTTTGAGTCACATTAACCCTTCTTTTCATTTCGGTAATATGTTTGTTGTATTTTTCTTTGTTGATGTTCTTCACAGCATTTGCACTGGCAATGAGCTGTTTTACACTCGCATTCTTAAGTGTAAGTGTATTTGGTGAATTGGTCCTTGCCTTTTTCACACCAGCTGAACTCGCAGAACGTGGAACGGGTGTTCTCCCTGAGGGGAGCTTGCGTTTACGTGTTCTCATAGCTGATTTTAAATTTTTTATTCGTATTGTCCCTGGTTTCTTAGCAGTTTTTGACTCACTGACATTGGGTGACGCAACGCGGGGTTTCTTGGCACTCCTAGCTGGAGTCGCACTCCCTCGCGACCTCTTGGAACCAACTGGTGTCGCAGTAGGCACCCATTTTCCGCCCGTTGGATCCCATTTCATTCCTTTTGGAGCTCTTCCTCTAGGTCTTGGTGTTTTACTAACCATTCTTAAAGTTATATTACTATATGTAAGTAAAAAAATGCCCAAGTGCGAGAACTGCAAGAAGAAATGTGGCATACCTATGACCTGTACCTGTTGTGGCGCAAAGCTCTGCTTCAAGTGCCTTAACCTCACAGTTCACAAGTGTCCAAAGATGGACGAGAAATCAAAGCAACATTTAGCAGACTTAGAGAAGAAGCTCGCATATTCTGTAAAGAAGCAAGATGGCATGCTATGTTCGTGAGGCTCTCTACTCATACAGTGTCGAGGAAGGTACACACATAGTTGAAGTGGTGTATGACAAGTTTGTTCCTGGTATTGGTGTAAAGTCTCATCGTGATTGGATCTACAATACCGCACCAACTGGTAACTGGACCCACCTTCTATTCGAGCCCCACCAGACCAAGTATGAATGCTTCCTTGATTGTATGGTTAAGAAGAACCTTGACGTCCGCCGCAAACTCTGCAAGCTTGTCCTTGATAATCACGATATTGTGATCCCGATCTACAAGACCAAGATTCGCCTGATGAACGCCATCAAGATCCTTGACCCAACTTTCGAGCCACCGCTGATAAATCGAAAGTGTGGTTGGCAGATTGAACTTTTGAATGAAATTTATAGGAACACAAGTCTACGGGTCATCGCAACTTGCCTAAACGAGTATCGTCTCGATCGTTACTTTAGCGTTGTGCGAACGATAGGAGTATAAGTACAACCAGTGCAATTAGTATCCAATTGATACCACCCTTCTTCTCAACCTTTTTCTTCTTTGGGTAATAGTTCCACATACCTGGCTCAAAGTTTTGCTGGGGTTCCAGGGGTCTAGACATTGGGCAGTTTGGCTCTCCTGGATTACAAAAACTCACAGTCTTATCACCAAGTGCAATCATAGAGCAACTAGGACTCTTATAAGGGGTATCCCACTGTGCATCTTCCTCTACAACTTCTTTATGTGGGGCAAATTTATAAGGATCAGACCAAGTTCCAGGTAAAGAAAAGTCCTTGACAACAAATGGATTGATGTCATTTATCAGGTTGTAATCATCGAGCATATACTCGCTCATTCTTACTTATTCGCACTATAATTTTTTTCAATCGCCTTCATCTGATGGTTAACCCACATTTCATTCAGGTCCACGTTCAACATAGATGCTAGTTGAAACAGGTAGCTAAAAACATCACCCATTTCACTCTGAACATCTACACCCCTCTCCTTCTTTAGGGCCCTTTTCTTGAACGTCCTGGTATATTGTCTAATCGCCGAAGCTAGTTCACCAACCTCCTCTGTAAACAGAAGCCACACAGTCGGGATATTTGCCTTGTCCCAACCCTTCTGTTTACACATGAGCATAGTGCTCTCTTTGTAGTCATTGAGACTCATCTTACGATGTTAGTGTCTTGAAATTTTAAGTACCTCTTCACATCCCAATCTGGTCATTCAGGTCAATCTTCTGACCGTAAGTGCTTGTGTTGACGGGAACAGCAAGTGGGATATGGGTCGAATCTATATCACGCATGTAACCAATATACTGAGAGACACCCGTTTCAATCTGACCGATTGCTAACTTGGCAACCTGTTCATTCATAAACTTGGTCTGTTCGCAAACCTTCTCATTTGGGTTGCAGGAGTTGGCAATGAATACAGATCTCATCAGGGCAAGGAGATCTGCTGGCTTCTGATAATCTACAGAAATACCAGTCTTGTCCTTGAACATCTGGCGTATCATCTTCTGGAGCAGACTTATATTGAAATCAGAAAAGAACAGGGTGTTGAGTGGGGTGGCACACTGTTGGATGGATGACAGCACGTCAGACCGAATCTCTGACTTCATTATTAATATCTGAGAATATAATAAATGATTCTTGCAGCTGACCTCGATGAAGCATTCGCCCCCCTGGATAGTCCTTCACCATTTATGAAGGGACCAAAGTGCCAGAGTGGATTGAGTCCAGGACCTTGCTTTGTAGGCTCATACGCACCAATCACACCAGCTGGCGAGATGGGTCCATTCTTTGTGAACAGCTATATGCTCCAGCCTAACCGTAAGGCTGAGATTGTTGGCCCGGTTTCTGTGAGAAGTTCGGATTAAAGATTTCAGACACTATATTATCAAAATAACTATGAAGGTCCTCAAGCGTTCTGGATCTCACGAGGATATGAAGTTTGACAAGGTTACCAGCCGCATATCCAAGTTGGCCCAGGATTTGATTGGTGATGTGAGCCCTGAGAGGGTTGCTCAGAAGGTTGTCGAGTCTATGTATGATGGTATCTCAACTCAGGAAATTGACTCATTGGCTGCAGAGGTTTCGGTTGGCTGGATGACCGTGCAACCCAAGTATGAAACCTTGGCAACCCGTATCATTGCAAGTAATATCCAGAAGATTGCCCCCAAAACATTCACTGAAGCTATGACCAAAGAGTCTGAAGCTGGTATCCTAGACTGCGAAATCACCTATGATGGTCTCGATGATGCTATTGTCCCTGACAGGGACTTTGAGTATGGCTACTTTGGTCTCAAGACTCTGGAAAAGAGTTATCTTCAACAGGTCAATGGCGTCATTGTCGAGACCCCTCAGTATATGTTTATGAGGGTTTCTTTGGGTATTCACGGTAATGATCGTGTGAGGGTTATTGAGACGTACGAGTATATGTCAAAGGGGTATTTCATCCACGCGACGCCAACCCTATTCAACGCTGCAACCCCAAGGCCTCAGATGAGCAGCTGCTTCCTTCTAGCTATGAAGGATGACAGTATTGACGGAATCTATAATACGATGACTAACTGTGCCCATATTAGCAAGTGGGCTGGTGGTATTGGTCTCCATATTCACAATGTTCGTGCCAACAAGTCGAAGATTCGTGGAACCAATGGTATCTCGGATGGTATCATCCCTATGCTCAGGGTGTATAACGCGACAGCCCGGTACGTCAATCAGGCTGGACGCCGTAAGGGTTCTATTGCAGTCTATCTGGAACCCTGGCATGCGGATATTATGGAGTTCCTAGAGCTTCGCCTCAATCAGGGTGATGAGGAGGCCAGGTGCCGCGACCTGTTTTCTGCAATGTGGATTCCCGATCTATTTATGAAACGTGTTGAGGAGGGTGGGGATTGGAGTCTATTCTGCCCAGACAAGTGCCCCGGTCTGTGTGATTGCTACGGCGATGAGTTTGAGAAGCTCTACACTCAGTATGAGTCTGAAGGTCGTGCCAACTTCACCGTGCCAGCAATGCAGGTGTGGAAGGCAATCATCAAGTCACAGACCGAAACTGGTACGCCATATATGCTCTACAAGGATTCGTGCAATCGCAAGTCCAATCAGAAGAACATTGGTATCATCAAGTCCAGTAACCTTTGTACCGAAATTTTAGAAGTTTCCAAGCCTGACGAGACTGCGGTTTGCAATCTTGGTTCTTTGGCTCTACCAAAGTTCATAGAAGGTGGCGAGTTTGACTTTGAGATGCTTGAGAGAGTGACACGAATCCTGACTCGCAACCTGAACCGAGTGATCGATCGCAATTACTATCCAATTGAGGAGGCCAAGAACTCTAATATGAGGCACCGTCCAATTGGTATTGGTGTTCAGGGACTGGCAGATGTGTTTGCAATCCTAAAGATGCCATTTGAGTCACCCGAAGCTCACAAGCTCAACAAGAACATCTTTGAGACAATCTATTACGCAGCCCTTGAGGAGAGCTGCCAGCTTGCTATTGAGGATGGACCCTATGAAACCTTCAAGGGTTCCCCAGCTTCGGAGGGAATTCTCCAATTTGATATGTGGGAAGGGAACAACGCCGATGGCGTTGGGACTCTGGACTGGGTAGCCCTCAAAGAGCGTATCAAGAAGCACGGGCTCCGCAACAGTCTCCTATTGGCCCCTATGCCAACTGCGAGTACCTCTCAGATTCTTGGGAACAATGAATGTATTGAGCCATACACTACCAACATCTATCTCCGCCGCACACTGGCTGGTGAGTTTGTGGTTATCAATAAGTACCTGGTGAATGCACTCATTGAGAAGGGAATCTGGTCGACCGAACTCAAGAATAATATGATTAAGGCTGGTGGTTCAATCCAGGATATCTCAGAAATTCCACAGGATATCAAGGACCTTTTCAAGACAGTCTGGGAGATTAAGCAAAAGACGTTGATTGATATGGCTGCAGACCGCGGTCACTTCATTGACCAGAGTCAGAGTATGAATCTGTTTGTTGAGAATCCGACAATGTCCAAGCTTTCATCGATGCATATGTATGCCTGGAAGTCTGGTCTCAAGACTGGTATGTACTATCTGAGGAGCAAGGCAAAGGCTCGACCAATTCAGTTTACTATTGACCCGTCGACAGTTTGTGAGACGTGTTCGGCCTGAACAGCCCAACTGCTTCGCAGTTGATTCTGGGGCTTAAAGATTTTAAACATAAATTAACTATGTCTTTCACAACTATCGATAGACCGTTGCTTTGTGACTATTCCAACAAGAAGATATGTATTGCAAACCCTGAAGATAACAAGCCCTTAAGCTTCCAGATACCAAGGATGTATATTCCCTTTGGAATCTCTGGCTTCAAGGCTGGTATGGGTCCGACTAAATGGGATGTTCAGTTTTCTATGAAGGGGTGGGATGAGGAGGGCAACTACGTCAACAAGTTTTATACATTCCTAAGGGGTCTAGAGGAGTATGTTGTCCATCATGTCTATGAGAATCGTCAGCAGATTTTCGGTAAGGATCTACCAGAAGATGAAGTTCGTGGTATGTTCAACTCGAACATCAAGGATTCTGGTGGTGAGCCAAAGTTTCGTGTAAAGGTTGATACAGATTCTGATGACACCATCAAGGCACCTATATTTGACGCGAGTGGTGCTGACATCGGGGGACAGGCTGAGAAGGGACTCTATTCAAGGCATTCGGGTGTTGCTATTGTTGATATGAACAGTGTATATTTTATGAATAAAATGTTTGGAATTACCTGGAAGTTGCATCAGTTGAAAATCTACGAGCCGCAACGTCTAAAGGGGTTTCAGTTTGTTGGTTTGGATTGAGCGACAACGCCTTTGGCATTTTACAAAAATTTTAAAAGCTTTGACCAAGTTTTTAAAATTTTTAATTCTTTATTTTTAGAACAACACCAAAGTGTTGGTAATTAACGCATCAGAGCCTTGTTAAGGGCAGCGAAGGGGTTCTGCTGACGAAGCCTCTTCTGGGCGTCTGCACGCTTCAGTGCCATCTCCGAACGCTTGCTCTTGTAGAGGGTGCCACCTGGGGACACGACGATCACGTTCTTCTTGGCAACCTTGGCAGCCTTTGGCTTTGGGGGTGCCACCTGCTTGTTAAGGACCTTGGCGAACATCTTGGTAGCCTTGGCACTTTCGCTCATTGGCTTGCGGCCGCGGGGTTTGGGCATTGCACGGACGCGGCTGCGGGGTGCGGGCATTGCACCACCTGCACGCTTCAGGGTCATGGCGTTCATACGTGCTTTACGTGCGTTTGGTGCAGCCATTGGGGTTGGCATCTTCTTGCGAGCCACGCCCTTGTTCTTACGCACCTTGCGGACAGGCTTAGCCAGGATGGTCTGGAACATCTTGGTAGCCTTGGCACTGTCGTTCATTGGCTTGGGGGTAGCCTTGGCTGCTGCACGGGTGGGGCGGATTGCCTCGGGCACGTTGGTCAGGTTGACATTGGTCAGCTTCACCATAGAGCCGTCAGCCGCCTTGCGGAACCTGGCAACTGGGTTACGCTTCTTCTGACCGTCAGCCTTGGCGACATAGAAGCCGCCGCGGGGACCCATGCGGATAACACGCTGCTTGCTGTTAGCAAAGTTGGTCGAGTTCATCATTTTCTTAATCTATCCTGAGATTTTTTTTGCTAGTAGCCCATAGCACAATAACATTTTTGGGCCGTCTGAAGGACTGTACCCTTTATCATGGTATAGGTGTTTGGTGGCTGACGCATCACCTTCTTAGCTCTTTTAACACACGCCATCCAATCTTTAACAGCGTCCTTCATTTTTAATAATTACTTACATCTTTTTTACAAGCTTTTTATATGCGGCGGTACCCTCCTTGGGCTGCAGCTTGAAACCCTTCTTGGTGGGCTTGAACACCTTGGTGAGGTGCTTCTTACCCTCGGACTTCATACGCTTGAGTGCCGCCTGTGAAGCAGTCTTGGACACAATACGCCCATCCTTGAGAACAAGATTCTTCTTCTCGAGGCCGCCGGTAGTTCTGTCTGCTGTGCCATGGAAAACCTGAGCACGGGAACCAACAACCATTTACTCTATACCTGGAAAATCTTTTTGATGTCCCGGATTGTTAGGTTGCCACCACCAACCTTAGTTGGAATCTGACCAACCAGTCTGGGGTCATTAAGAACCTCTGAACAGACTATAGACTTGGCTTTTTGTAGGTCCATCATAGAATGCTCAATACTTGGGAGACCCTGCGGCCCAGTCGCGATCAACTTGCGAACCACAACCTTCTTGGTCTGTCCCGTCCTATGACTCCGACCAATGGCCTGAAGTTCTGTTGCTGGATTCCAACTTGGTGCAGTTATGTAGACCCGAGTTGCCTCCTGAAGGTTGAGACCCTGACCACCGGCTTTGATCTGGATCAGGAAAACCACACCCTGAGGACCACTCTTGAAAAGTTTGACTCGCCTATCGCGTTCATCCTTGTTGACCGAACCATCAATCCGATAGGTCTTGACACCTTGTTGATACAACTCCTCCTGAATAAGATTCATCTCACCAATGAATTGACAGAAAATCAGAGTCTTTTCATTCGGATGCTCCTTAATCATTTCCAAAAGTGTATCAATCTTCTTGGTTGCATGCTCCCACTTGTCAGGGACTTCATCCTTCTTTTTACCCACACCATTGAGGTAGATTTGAGGGTGGATTGCAGTCTGACGAGAACGCAAAAGGCACTCCAGGATGTGCATAGAGTGCATCCCAATGTTGGTAGAGTTTCTGAAAAGGTCTCGAACAATATCCTGGTTCTCTGTGAAAACAGCTTCATACAATTTCCACTCATCTGGATACATCTCAATCTCAACATTTTCAAAGTCACATGGAGGAAGTTCCAAACGCTTGTTAAACTTTGATAGGTCCTCTTTGGTGCGACGCTTGACATAGGTTCTACGAACATCTGCGAGATCACCTTGGACCTTCTGCCTTGACACACCTAGGAACCTGCACAAGCCTATGAAGTCCTTTATTGTGTTGAAAACCGGGGTGCCAGTGAGGAGCCACCTGATTTCTGACTTCATAGAACTGAGGCTGATGTTCATTTTTGACTTGATATTGCGAATCTCGTGAGCCTCATCAAGGATAATCCTATCCCAATGAACCTCGTGGAGTGGAGTGTCATCAGGGTTATCCTTCTTTTTGTAGGTTAGGCTGTAAGGAGTAATAACAACATCAAAATCCTGAAAGTTTGTCTTGCGGTCTGGACCATCAAATAGCATAACCTTGAGATGAGGTGCAAACTTGGCAATCTCTGTTTTCCACTGGGTAATGATTGACTTTGGGGTGACAATTAGGGTTGACTTTTTAGGGTTGCCCAAAATGGTGGTGATTGTCTGGACAGTTTTTCCCAGACCCATCTCATCACACAGGAAGCCACCTCTGGGACCAGAGTGTTGCCTCTCACGCCAGAGCATCCATAGGACACCATCACGCTGATAGGGGGCGATAAGCCTACCCGTCAGGTTCTTGGTCCCGGTCTTGTAGCACTTCTCGACAATCAAAGCTGTAGTCTTCGCCGACATAGCACTCGTAGGTTTGGACAACGTCAGTGGCAGATGGATCAACATCGATGGTGTTGGGACCTGGGACGTCTTCATACGTATATTTTTTAGTCTCTAGATTGTACATTACTATGAATATCTTGACACCGATTGTTATAACCTCAGTTGCTATCACACCCTTTACAAAGTCATCAAGGTTATGACCGTTAACAAATGTCTCGACAAGTGATGGTGTGTACTTTAATGTTATAAACTTCTTACTTACCGGATTTAGGAAGTGCCTCTTGGTGACCCTATTTGAAACTCTCACGAGTTTTATCATCCGTTTAAAGTTGTAGAGAAAAATATCTATAAATTGTATGGTAGAAGATCCATCAAGGAAGGCTCATCTCGCTATGGTAAAGCACCCTGATAAAGTTCCTGTGTACATTAAGGTTGCGGATGAAGAAAAAAGCGTACCTGATTTAGACCGACACTGTTATCTTATCAACAGAGATATGACAGTTGGTCAAGTTGTGTACATAATAAGAAAACGGATAAAGTTATCTTCAAAAATGGCAATCTTTGTGTTTGTTGATAATGGGATATTACCCCCAACATCAGCACTCATTGGTGAGGTGTACTCAGAACACAGAGACCCAATTGATGCATTATTGTATGTTACATATCGAGCTGAAAAGACTTTTGGTTAATCATTGAAAAAATCATCTTCATCGTGGTCGATGATCTCACACTTCTTTTCGACAACCTTCTTTTTGCGAGTCTTCTTTTCCTTGGGTTTAGGCAAGAGGTCCTCAACTCCGTGTTCACGGTGCCACAACACCTTGTCCCAAAGAGCCTTCATCTTTGGGAGATTCTCCTCCATCCAATTGGGAACTCGTGGCACGTGAGTAACAACAAACTCCTCTGGAGCTGGCCAAGTCAGATCATAGGGTTTGTATTGTATGAACACAGCTTCGTCAAGGTCTAAAATGTCCATCAGTAACTGAAGCTGCGGCATATAATGAATGGGGACTTCACTGGTAATCTTACGCTTGAGAGGGCACTTAATCTCAACAAGCTTTCCAGACTCTGTGATACCATCAGGGCTTCCACCAAGCCAATCATATTTTGGATGGGGAAACAAGCCAATCTCGTGAGAAACTTCACCGGTCATTGCACACCATTTGTCACGAGCTTCGTCCTCGTACTTTTCACCATGCTTTGTCGCCTCATTGCCGAAAAATGTTCGGTGACCACACTTGTTTAGGATCAGCTCCTTTTCAGATGAATAAGGATTACAGCCAATAGCCGTTGCTGCATCAGACGCCGTGAGCATTTTACCACGAAGCTTAAGCCATTCGTCAGACTTCTGAGCCTCATATTCACGCTCAATAATCTTCCTGACTTTGTCAAGCATTGTGCTTGCATATCTATACCCCTAAAGCTTTAATAACCATTTCAGCTGCATTCTGCTCGGCTTGGCGTTTGCTCTTGGCAACCCCTGTACCAGAAACACCATCAACCTCAACCGACACATCAAATATACCACTTGAATGAGAGTTGATAACATAGTTTGGCAAATCAAACTTGTTCGCCTGGCAATACCTCATCAATTGGTCCTTGTAATTGTCATCAATCATCAATATGTTCATATCAATCATCTCAAACGTATCAAGAACGAAACGCTTGGCATGAAGCAACCCGAGGTCAAGATATATCGCACCTATGAACGCCTCAAAGGCATCTTCTAGAACCTTTGTATTACTATTCCAACCATTACGCATACCCTTCTCATCCATCAGGATAAACTTGTCAAAGTTCAATTTCTTTGCAAGTTCAGCAAGAGTCTCTCCCCTCACCAGCTTTGTACGTGCCTTTGTCAGGAAACCCTCCTGTTTGCCCTCATACCTGTCAAACAGGAACTTGGTTATAACAAAGCCAAGGACGGAGTCGCCGATGAATTCAAGAGTCTCGAAGGAATCAGTTAAAGTATACGTCTTTAGAGCAGACTTATGAGTAAACGCTTTTTGATACAAATCAAGACATTTTATCTTTGTACCAACAAGTTGAGAAATCTCATTGCGATCAAGCACCGGTGGGTCAATTAGTTCAACTTCCATTGTTATATATTATTGTTTTGATTTTTTTAAGTCGCCTTTGGCTTGCGAGCAGTGGGACGCTTGGTCTTGGTCTCAGTCACCTTAGAATCAACTGCTTCGCAGCTGGGCTGCTCAACATCAACCTTGATGTAATGAGGGCTGAGGAACTTCTGGATGTTCAGGAAGGTAATCTGAGTGTCAGCAGGAGGCTCGAGAAGCTTGGTGAGCTTGTCATCCATAATAATCACACGGCCATTGTCTGGATGCTTGAGGCCCTGCTCCTTCACATAGGCGGTGATAAACTTGGTCACCTCACTGCGGGAGATTAGCTCACCCTCGGGGAGACTGAGGAACTCACGGAGCTTTGGCGATACATCCTGCTTGCGGTTGAAACCGTTGTTGGCCGAACGAGCCTTGGCCTTCTCACCGTCGGGGTCCTCCTGGTGTGCACGAACCTTACGGACAATCTTGGCAAGGGCCTTCACCTCCTTCGACAGAGCATCAATAGCAGAGAGCACATCCATAGTAGCCATTTCTACTATACAAAGGCACCCAGGCTTTAAGCTACTTTCGGAACAGGGACAGTGTACTTGCAACCACGAGAGCTATAAGTATGATTGCTACTACACTTAAAAATTTGACTGAAATTGATGTGTCCTTTGGTATGAACAACAGGTTGTCAGCCTCCGCGAAGGGTGGTTGTGGGTCGACGTCATCACATTGTCCAGGGCAACCACCAGGGCAACACCCAGGTTCACAGGGATAAAGAAAGTTGCCTTCACGGTGGACACACTTCTGGTCATTGTCATTGCCAAATGAATAGCATCTGCAGGTGTGCGTCTCATTACAATTTCGCTTCTTGCATTTCATTTTATTTGTATATAATAATGGATGAGAATTATTATTCCGATAAAACTAGGAAAAAATTTATAAAGACAAATCTTTGTAAAGATGATCCTACACTTCTCAGGTACTATGAGAATAATGAGATTCTCAAGTTTAGAAAAAGACTTGTCAAACTCAGTGATGATAATTCAGTTGAACAGGTTGTCTACACATTTGTGACTGACTCAATCAGAGATGTCCTATATGACATCATTGGCAAAATGACAGTCTTTATGAGACCAATGGGTGACCTAGTAATATCAGGTGGTGAAGCGTTCAATATTTATTTTGATAAAGGTAACAGAATTATCACAAGTGATATTGATACAAAGTTTGTTCCAACTTTTACAGAAAATATTTTCAGGAATATTCAAGTTTCAAAAATTTTATTATGGGACAAACTTGGAAAAGTTTCAAAAAGTTTTGAAAATTTAATTTCAAAAAGAGTGAAAAAGTTTGTTGAAACCTCAAAAGTTGGAAAACTTCTTGGCATCAAGATTCCATCGGGTGGTCCATATATGACTAGAAGATACACTTTGATCAGGAAGAAAAAACAGGGAAATGAAAAAGTTCAGGAGAAAAATGTTTTAATTGATGTCGAAGTTTTTGCACTTGATCTCAAATTGAAATATTTCTTACCAAGTGACAAAAAAGTTACAACTAGAAATCTTGGAGGAATTCTTGACATTGCACTTATGAGACCAGGCGAGATTGGATATGAAGTTGTGTTCTCCAGGGAAAAGGGTTTATTTTACAAAAAGTTTGGAACAGATGAAATGATATACAACAAACATATTCTATTTGCCGATAAAAAGTTTTTGATTGAGGATCTCTACATTATGAACTCACTTGGTCTCAGACCTCACAAGAAAAAGAAGGACCAGAAAAGAATTTATACTTTTGCCAAAAAAGTTTTAAATTTGAAAAATATTAAGATTTCTGGAGACATATTTGAAAAAGTTTTGAAAAATATTCCAAAACCTAGAACGAGAATTATCAGGAGAAGATCAATCCCACCAAAGTTGGTTGAACTTGCAAAAACTTTGAATCCAATCAAATATGAATCAAGAACAACTCCAGTTGATAAGTCAAAGAAACTTCTGCAGGGTCTCAAGGGTACAAAGGGTCTCAACATCAATGGTTTCAAACCAACCCATTCAAAATACAGATTCAATCTGACCTCGCAGAGATGGGTCAAGGATGGTCGACCCTCATACATCAGGAATACATACAACTATAGGCCAACAAACATACCAAATAACATTAAAGATTCATACAGGGCAAGAGATGTCCTCTATGGCTACAGCCCCATAAGGAACCGCAGGGTCAACCCAAAGTTGATTAGGAGTGCAGCACTTATTCAGGTTGTGGGTTTAAAGAATAGGCCAATTATATCATAAAATGTCGTTCGAAGCTCCAGCACGCGTCGAGGAAGGCTACTACGCGTCCAAGTACACTGGTACCGACAACTTTGTGCAGATTAACAAGGTTAAGCTCGTGACAGCAGCCGATGACTTTGAGTTTGTAATTGAGGACCCGTCAAAGTGTAATGCTATTGATGATATGGTTCTCGGCGTCGCCAAGCAGAACTCGGTTGATTGGTTCAAGAAGGAGCTGAGTGATAAGACCCTTGGTGGTATGCTCATCAGGAGTGTGAATGAGGTTGGTGGTTTCTCAGCAAGCAAGGTTGTTATTGATGGTGAACTCAAGACGAGGGTTTTCAATATGGTGCGTGAGCCAGTTGATATCTCTGAGCTTGTGGAGGATTCCACGTGTGACGTCATCCTTGAGTATACAGGAGTCGCGTTTGCAAAGAAGAATTTCCAGGTTGACTGGAGGGTTGCTCAGATCCGAGTGCATCCTCCACCAAAGCCGGAATACCCAGACCAATATATGTTTCAGGATGAGGAGTGAGCGAAAAAAAAATTTATCCATTGTATAGTAAATGATGAAGCTCGGGAATAACAAGACCCTCCTCTTTATCGCAATCGCCGCGGTGATTGTGTGGATGCTCTTTGGCAACCAGCAGCAGGCCAAGAAGTCTACTTACACTCTGGGTGGCGGCTACGCCCCATCCGACCTCGAGGGCACCAACATTGACCTGAGCAGCTCGTGTGCACAGAACAGTGGTGTTGGTCTCGCCTCGTCGCTCCTGCCCCGTGAGGTGGCATCTCAGGAGGATTTTGGTGAGTTTGCACCCGATGATATCCTTAAGGGTCAGAACTTCCTTGACCCACGTCAGCAGATTGGCTTCCCAGAGACCCTGGGTGGCACCCTCCGCAACGCAAACCAGCAGGTCCGCGCGGACCCACCAAACCCCAAGCAGGCGTTTGTCTGGAACAACTCCACTATTGTACCAGACCTTATGCAGCGTAAGATCTGTACCTAGGTCGGTTGCTTCGCAACTGGTACGAAAGTACTTAAAAAATACAGTACCTGAATTAACAAATGGCTGAGATTAGCAATGAGTTTCGCAAGGCTATGGCGGATTGGGTTGAACTCAAGAAGCAATTGACTGAGGCTCGAAGTGATATGAAGGTTTTAAATACACGTGAAAAGGAACTCAAGCAAGTCATAGCAGGCTATATGAAGACCACGGAGATTGACACTGTCAACCTCAAGAAGGGTAAGGTTTCGCTCAGGAAGAAGGTGTCAAAGGCATCGATGACCAAGAAGGCCGTCGAGGCTGGTCTAATGATATTCTTCCAGAATGACGTGACTCAGGTTGAGCGTGCTATGAATTGTATCCAGGATACACTCGAGGAGAAGGAGGCGGATGTTATTAGTCTTACGGGCTTAAACAAGAAGGACAAAGAATAAGTAAAAGAAACGGGATGCCATCTACAGATTTCGTCGATGAACACGCATACAATGAATATAGTGATGAGGAAGAAGATACGGGTCCAGAACAGCTTGATATTCAGAATTGGACGGATTGGTATTCCAATGACCTTCTGAATATGTGGATGGGACTCAGGGCGTATCGCGAGGATACATATCTCACACACGCTCTCATGAAGGATGCATCATTTCACGACTTTTGTGAATTTGTGTATCACTTTTCTCACAAGTACCCAGACAGACACGCCACGTAATTTTTTTTTGGTAGTATATTGTAAATGTTCGACGTGTCTAGCCCAAAGGTTCTTACTCCAGCAGCACTTTTTGCCGCACTCAGCCCAGGTCTGCTCCTGCAGCTCCCAGACCGCATCCCAGGGCGAAACTCTCTCGCAAACTCCCTTCGCACCATGAAGACCTCCAACGCCGCAGTGCTCTTCCACGCCGGTGTGTTTCTGGTGCTTTACAACCTGATTGCCCGCTCTATGGGCCTGGTGCTTACCCGCAACGACCTTATCGTGACCACAGCTCTCTTTATCATCCTGAGCCCAGGTCTGCTCCTGACCCTACCCCCAGGCCAGGGTGGTGTGTTCATGTCCGGTCAGACCAGCATGCAGGCGATCATCCTGCACACTCTGGTGTTCGCAGTGGTCTTTGCGTTGCTTCGCAAGCAGTTTCCTCAGTTCTATTAGATAAAGGAATGAAGTACCTCATCATAGGTTCAGGGGGTATGGGTATCTATGCATACTTGGGATATATCAAGTCTATTGAGGACAAACTCGACAAGGTTGAGGAATTCTCAGGGGCTTCGTGTGGTTCCATCCTGGCTGTGATGTTATCGTTGGGATTTACACCCGATGAAATATTGGAAAAGATTCTCAGTGTTGACAATAAAACTTTATCAAAAGTCAATGTCAGTTCTCTTTTTAAGAATTATGGGTTCATATCACACGACCCAATCAAAACTGTTCTTAAACAGATATTGGAATGTGACCCAACTTTTTCAGACTTGAAAAGGGATGTTCATATACCAGCATTCTGTCTGAACCTGAATAGAACAGAATACTTTTCTAAGGAGAGTCACCCAACTATGTCAGTCATAGACGCAATTTGTATGAGCATATCGGTACCACTCCTGTTCTCAGCCTATCAGCACAATGATATGCTCTACGTTGATGGAGCTACGCAGGAGAGATACCCATTTGCACCATTCCTCATCAAGGACCCAAAAGAGGTTCTGCGTATAAGTCTGGCATTTGATACAGAATCAAATCAACCAATTTCAAATATGGTTGATTTTACAAAGGCTATGGTTAACACATTTATGGCCAACAGAATAGATCCTGGCATAGATTTCAATCACGCCAGGATACCAGTTGGGTCTGTCAATATATATGACTTTAATATGTCTTATGATGATGCTATGAAATTGTATCTCAAAGGAATGTTATAAATAATTATATCAGTTATTTATAACATGGAATTATGTAATCCATTGACCAATGTCAATGACTTACGCCTGATGATACGTTCCCAGTACGCTCTGCCAAAGAGATACGCTACAAAAATGAACAGAAAACAAGTCTGTAACGCGGTTCAGACGTGCTCAGGTAAATATCTTCCATTGCCACCAATGAGATACCAGAAGGTGAACCCAACCACAGGTGTGTATTACCCCCGTGATACACCTTTATCTGGACGCGATTTTTATAATCTATTTTCCAATCCAAAACTCAAAGAACTTCAGAGACTTGCCAGGAAGCTCGGGGTGTTTCAAGAGAATGCCACCAAGAATATGCTCTTTATGGCCATAACCGAGTTCCTCAAGGCCCTAGGAGTTCCAGAGCCAATTCAAGTGCGTTTAACTCCAAACAAGTCAAGTGTAAGTTCGCCAAGATCCGTCTTGATACCAAATAACAACAATCTGATACCAAATAACAACAACAACAATCTGATACCAAATAACAATAACAACAACAACAACAACTTGATACCTCCGCAACCAAGACGCGTTGGACCACCAATCGGGGGTCCGACGTCAAGACCTAAGACTAATGTAAGTGCACCCCCACCCCCTCCTCAAAGGAGAATTCCTCTACCACCAGCAGCAACACCAAGGTTGAGGGATTATGAGGAACTTATGAGAAAGGCTAGATATGGCAATGAGTCATCCTTAAGGTCTTGGGGTAGGTCGAGAGGTTTTGATGTTGCTAATTATAAAAACAAAGGTGAACTTTTCAACGGGATGAGACGCCAACAGAGGGACAAGCTCAACGTCGAAGATATGAGAACTCTGGCAAAGTCACTTGGTATGAAGAACACTTCATCCTACAAGACTAAGAATGGTCTTGAAAGGGCAATCTATGAATTCAAAAAAACTTCAACTAGTAGGGGTCCTCCTGTGAGGGGTCCTCCTGTGAGGGGTCCTCCTGTGAGGGGTCCTCCTGTGAAGAGGGTGCCCCCACCACCACCATCAAAGAGCCCCACGAACAATAACAATGGTCCTCCACCACCCCAGATAGTTGAGGTCACCAAGGCTATCAAGAATAAGAATGTTTCCAAATTGAGAAATCTTGAAAATAGTACAAACTCTAATGTTGCCAAGACTGCCAAAGAGGCTAGGATTGCGGTAGAAACCAAAAATAATACCAAATTAAGAAGGGTTGCAGAAGAGACCAATAAGACTGCTCTTAGAAATCTGAGAATGTACGCAAGCCGCAAGGGTGTAAAAGATGCGAGCAAGTACAACACGGTTGAGACTCTTGAGAGGGCTATAAAGAATGTCGAGTCTCGCCCCGTGAGCGGCTCCCCCAATGCCGTACTCAATGCTAAATTAAAGGAAACCAGGGCGGCCAAGAACAATAAGCGTGCAGCCGAACTCAAGGAGCGTGAGATGAAGCTTGCCGCCAGACTTGAGAGGAAGAAGGTGGAGGTGAACGCAGCAAAGGCTGCCAATAATGCAAAGCTCGCTGCCAAGCTCGAGCAAGAAAAAGCGGAGCTTGCTGCCAGACTTGAGCGGAAGAAGGCCGAGGCGAATGCGGCGAGGGAGAGACCTTCCGGCTTGAACTTCAGTTTGCCAAATGTTCAGGTTCCCAAATTTCAGCGGGCACCACCCGAAGTGAGGGAGGCTAGAAGCCTGTTCAGGTCAAAGGTTCAGAAGATCTTTGATGAGGTCTATCCGGGTGAGGAGGCTGGCAACAAGAGAGAGGCTAACAAGTTTGTGGCTGCCATCAAGAAGAAGGGTAAGAATGCTTCGAGTGTGAATGCGATATATGCTGAAATCTATGGCAACAAGGCACAGCTTGAGGCTGAAGGCAGAAATGTCAATTCTATAATGGCCAAGAGAGCTGAGTTCAAACGCAAGTTGCTCGGTGCGGTTGCCACGGTGGCTAAGGAAGCTGGTGTGCCTCAGGCTGAAGTGACTCGTGTGATTTCCGAGGAGCCCACACCCGTACCAGGTGTTACATCTGGTAACGCCCCCGTGTCCATGCCCGCACTTACCAAGAATCGCATCACCCGAATTTTCACTGCAGTTTATACAAACAATCAGGGTAACCCAAATAACGCGGAAGAATTCAAGACCAAGATTAGAAACTTGGGCAACAAGGTCAATGCGAATAGTATTGAAGAAGTTTACAAGGCAGTATATGCACTTGGTAAAAATAATGTCAATAGTGACACTAAAAATAAGCGTGAAAAATTCACTAAAATGATACTTGATTACAAGAAGGCTGAAGCGAATAAGAGGGTGGCACTTAATAAAGCACGGGCAAATGAGATGCTTGCGAATATAAATCAACGTGCAAGAATTTTGGCCGAAGCGTATAAAAATAAACCGGGTGTCTCAAATGGATTAAAGGAGGTACTTAATGTGACCAACAAGAATATAAAGTCGCTTAAACTTGCACAATTTCAAAAGTTTTTGGAAAAATATAACAAACCCAATAAGGTTGTTAATACCAAGCGTGCTTCGGACCTTTACCGCAAGCTTGTTGGTCTCCTCAAGACTGACAAGAAGTTCCTTGAAAAACTTAGAATCAAAAAGATTAATATTTCCAATAGTGGTTCTGTGAAGATTAATGGTCAGAATCTGAATAGACAGAATGTGCTTGTCAGAGCCAAGGTTTCGGAAAATCCAAAGGTTCAAGCAATTGTGGCAGAGTTGGAAGCGGTTGAAGGTGTAAACAAGGGTGCCGCAGCTGTTGCAAGTATGAAGACTAATGCCTGGAAACAAAAGGCTTCAAATAGGTCAGCTCTTAAAGCAAGATTTGATATTGCCAATCAATTGAGTATTATGGTTGGAAATAAAAATGAAATAGCTAAAATCAAAAATGAGTCTAGAAATTATAAAGAGATACAAGAAATCATCAAAAAATTGGACACGAGAATAAAGGGAAAAACTAAAAATAGACTAAAAGAAATAACATCAAATCAGAGAAACTTTGTGATACAAGAATATTCATCAGATCAAGAGATTCTTGAGAAGATTGTGGAGTACACCAAGGGTCTCTCAACATCCAATGCTCAAAAGATATTTAATAAACTTCCAGCGAACAAGAATATTGTGAAGAATGAGGCCAAGAAGAGAGAACTCAAGTTGCCCACGTTCACTTTGTTTGGGATATTCAAACCCGAGACCAATGATCCAAAATATGTGATAAAGGAGATGAGACAGATACTCAAGAATGTTAGTAAACAGGTGCCTAATAACGCCCAGTTTATAGAGGTTGTCCGTGCAAGAGCATCTGAAAATCCAAGATTGAAGGAACTCCTTGCCGTTTACAATAAGAATAAAACACCAAACCAGATTAAAAATTTAGGTGGAAAACTTACAGGTGTCAAGAATATTGGTACATACATCAGAAATGCAGAAACTGTTGAACCAACTGCCGAATTGATTGCTGAAATGAAAACACTCCGGGCTTCACAGGCTAAGAATTCAGGTGCTGCTAAGAAGTTGGATGAGCTGATAAAGGTTGTTGAAAAGAGACTGGCAGCATATGAAAAGTTAAAGAAAATGGTTGGCGGAACTAATTTTAATAATACAATTTCGAAGGCAAAGGGTATGAGTCATCTCTCCGCATATGAAGATATCCTAAAACAATTGAAGATCACACGAACTCCTGAAAATCAAAAAGAGATTGATGATTTCTTTTCAAACAATGGAAATTATAGTAAATTGAAGCGTTCAAATTACAAGGGTTCACTTGCCAATTTATTCAACGTGAACAAAAAGAGTAGATTCTTGACTTCCAAGAATCGCGAGGTTGCTACCACAATGTTGAGAAATCTCGAAAAGAAGACATCAACAATCTTGGCAAAGTCTCAAGAAAATACCAAAAAGACTGCCAACCAGGTTAACTATCTTAGCAAATTGAAAATACCAACTGCGAACCAGTTTTATACGAATGAAAAGGTGCGAACCGAGTATGGTCCTAGATACACAGAGATTGTAGAGACATTCAAGGGTGCATCTAGTAAGAGGGCTGGGTTCACAAACAAGGAGGTCAGAAATATAAATGAACTTCACACAATGTTATCAGGACAAGAAAGAAGTAATAAAATTACAATCAATAAAATCAAGGCTAAACATACAAAGATATTGAAAAACACACTACGTACTACAAATTTGGCAAATATCGAGCGAAAGTATGCTGGAAATCAAAATGAACTTAAAAGACAGAAATGGTACAAGTCGTATGTGATTTTATCAGCTGGAAATGACAATAAAGAATTATTGAAAAGAGCGAGACAGTCCGATCCTAATCTCGTGGCACAAATAAAAAACTTGAAACTCAAGGGTGCAGTTGGTGCAGCAAACCTCAAAGATGCAGCTGAAAAAAAATCACAAAAATTAGCTAGTGTCGCTGCTAAAGTTACCACTTTGGCAACAAAAATCAAAAATCAGAGAAACAA